GTCGGGGATGGAGCCGCCCGTCGCGCGCTTCAGCGGGAACGGATGCTGCGTGATGCCGCTCTTGAACCCGATCCCCGTCACGGGAGGCTGGCGCCGCAGCATGCGCGAGATCTGGATTGAGCTTGGGATCGGATTGAAGCCCGGCATGACCTACCCCGTGTTCCAGATGAGGGTCAGATCGACGGGCGTCCCGGCCGCGACCACATAGAGGCCGGTCGCCAGTTCCAGGCCACGCTCTCCGAAGTCAACCGAAAACCCCTGGATGAAGGTGATCGCCGCCACGACTGCGCCAGCCGTGCTCGTACCGTCGTAGACGATTATCGACGCAAATGTCGCGCCGCTCGGATCGAAATTGTTGAGGGCGATGCCGAACAGCCTTGTCGCGCCCGTGTTGACCAGCGCAGACACTGCGGCGGCGATGTGGAAGTATCTGTTGGGCGCGGCGAGGGCTGTAAGCTCAGCGGTATTGGCGGTGAGCGCGGTGGTGACGGCGGCGAGCGCGGTGGTGAGAGCAGATGATCCGGCGGTCAGTTGCTGGATAAGCTGCCCAACCTGGACGGTCAGCGCCTGCTGCGCGGCGACGACGGTCTGGAGGTCGCCTGTGACCCCCGCCGTCGGGTTCGTAGGAGCAGCCATGTCACCCGGCTCTTCCGTCTAGGCTGAATCGGAACTTCACCGCTCCTAAGCGGGCGAAACTGCCCAGATCGTCTCCCTCTACCTTGAGCGAGAAGTAGCGCCCCCTCACACGCGGGTCAAATGGCCCGCTCGACGCCGTGCAGAGGTAGGGACCATAGGTCGCAGGCGCATCCTCCTGATTGTTCTGCGCGTAGAGCGTCATCTGGATTTGCGCGGAGGTCGTCGCCGGGTTGTCAGAGAACCGCCGCCAGCGAAAATCTGGCCGCACCCGGTCGATGAAGAGGAAGTCCTCGCCGTCGTTCAGGAGAAACAGCCCAGTCCTGAACCACCAATGCATCGGGTTGACATCGGCGTCGCGGCCCATCTCCATCCACATCAGTTGCGAGGTCTTGCCGTCGGGTAGCGTCATCGCCGAGATCGGATGGCCGAAGACGTTGTAATCGACCCAGTCGCTGACCATCAGGCCGCCGCTCGCGCCGCTGCCGAAGACATCGATCGGCGTCCCGTAATCCCACTCGCCCGTCACCCGGTTGAATTTGACGTAGGAGTCATTCTCCTGGATCGCCCCGGTCTGCGCGGTCGCCGATGACGGATAGTACCAAGTGATTTCATCGAGGCCTGCGTTCGTCCCGCAGCGGATCTTGTGGAGCAGATTGAGGTTCAGATTTTGAAACACAACGTCCCAGACTTCGCACGGCAGCGGCGTCACCTGACCGCTGGTGAAGACCCAGAAGCGGTCCTGCGACATCCAGAACACTTGCGTTCCGCAGACCGCGACCGCTTTCTTTGAGATCAAGCCGCATTCCTGGGCGATCTCGCTGAATCCCCACACATCGGGGTAGCCAATGTAGGTCATCAGCCACAGGCCGATGTCGGTCCACAGCATCGCCTGCATCGGCGTCTGCATAGCGCCGACGATCTTCGACCCGCGCGCAAGCCGGAAGCTGCCCGCCTGATTGCTCACCGCCGCTGTCCAGTCGTGGTAGTCGGCGTTGTCGCACCACCGGATCAGCATCGGGTCTTGCACCGATGTCGAGCCGGTCGAGGCGCCGTAGGCGACCAATTGCTGCTGCGGCATCGCCAGGAAGAAGCCGGTGGCGACGACCGGCGCTTCGGGGATGATGACCGCAGCCCCGCTGCTGGTGATGGGCCAGTCGTACAACCCCCCGCCTTCGGGCTGAGCGATCAGATCCTGGCCGAAATTGACCAAGCACCAGTCGGTCGATGTTGCAAAGCCAGTCGGCGTGATGGTGGTGGTGCGCCCGTTCTGGACGACGAAGAGGCCCTGATCGCCGCCGCAGGCGAGACGCAAGAGCCCGGTGAAATCAGCCCACGGCCATAGCTCGCGGATCGGCCCGGCCAGCGGCGGCGGGGAGATGTTGATCGGCGGAGGACCGACGGAGACGTAGTTGAACTTCTTCCAGCCAGCATACTTCTCGGGCAAGCCGTCGCGCCACCGGATGAGATTGGACTGGACAACGCCCGCCTGGAGCAAGAGCGGCGTCTGCTCGGCGCGAACTCCCGGCAGAAGCTTGACGGTCTGGAAGGGCATCAGTCGAGCACCTCAAAGAACCCGACGAAGAAGTATCCGGCGGGCAGGAGCACGAGGCCAAACCGGCGCCCGCGCCAGGGGATCGACATCGTCCAGCACATCATTGCGGTCCTGGTGTTCCAGGCCGCGCTGGCATCGGCGGCGACTCGGTGGTGAGCGACATCCAGCCGTGGAACTTCTTCCGCACCTCCTCGCCCTGTGCGCTGTTGAGTAGGGCGTCGTACTCGGTCTTCCACGACAGCGCCGAACGCGGGTCGTCCGACTGCGCCCCCCAGTTATGCTGGTAGGCGGTTCCGCCGATCATGGTCGAGGCCAGGAACAGGTCAGGCAGATAAACCGATAGCCACGTCCCATTGACCGACAGCGGATCATAAAGCGGGAGCGGCCTGAACTTGCCGACAACTTCGGCGGTGTAGGCGTCATCAGGGAACGGCCCGAGCAGCACCGTGACATCATCGAGCATGGCGAAATATTCAGGCACGCCGGGCCTTGTGGGCGAGCCATACACCGCATCCAGCCATTCTTTTGAGACTGCTGCCACCGGCATACGCTCGCCCAAATCAGGGTTGGTCTGGGTCGCTGGGGTGACGATGTTGATGTCTTCCAAGACGATGAGATACGGCGCGAGGCCAGACAGGTCCAGTGTCCGCGACCCCATGGTCAGCGGCGTCGTCTGCCGATTGGTGGCATAGAGAAGGTCGAGATCGCGATAGCAGCGCTGCTCGCCCTGATCGATCAAGGTCTGCAAGATGGCCTGGAACTGCGGATCGGTGGGGTCATTGTTTGGGACCGCCATCTCAGTCGCGAGCGCAGTTTGAAATTCCGCGTATGTGTAGCCCATGCTTCGCCCTCAACCTTGGCCCGGCGGGAAGGGCTCCCGAGGCTGGCCCGGCGGGAAAGAACCGCGAGGTCGCCCTGGCGGGAACGGTTGCCAGGATTGCCCTGGCGGAAAAGATTCGCGTGCTGCGCTCGTCCCGGATGATACCACACGCGCCGGGCCTGTCTCAGGAATCCCTTGCCTCGTGGTCTGCGGTCTGACGATGATCGAGATCGCATCTGGGTCTTCGGTGTAGGCGAGGACGGCACTGACGACGGCGCCCGCGTTCGCGATGGTGATGCTGAAGGCGTCCGGTGCTTCCGTATAAGCCAGAGTCGCGAGGTTCTGGCTTGAGGCGTTGATCGAGATTGCATCGGGCGGTTCAGTGTAGGCGACGATTGCGATGTTCTGATCGGTCGCGTTGATAAGAATCGCGTCGGGGTTTTCGATGTAGGCTAAGCTCGCCGCGTTCGCATTTGCGGCGTTGATCGCTACGGCATCCGGGTCTTCGGTGTAGGCGAGCGCCGCAGCATTCGCGGCTGGCGCCATCGTGCCGACTGGGTAGCCACCCGGTCCCAGACGAGTGGCGGCCGTCATGTCACATCACCGAAAAAGTGTCGCCGACTTGGGGCGTATCCGTCAGCGCCGCGACCGTGAACGTCGGGGTAGGGCCGCCCGTGCTCGATGTTATGGGCGTCCCCTGACCGCGAAGGTTGGCGGTCGTCGTCGCCGGGTCGAACACGATTGAACGCGGGCCGCTCTTGCCGACGATTGAGAACGCGCTCGTCGTGATCGAGGTCGTCGTTGCGCCAGATCCCACCGTGCCCCGCCCGATAGTCGGCACCGTGTACTGTAGGTTGGACATCGCCTTGAGCAGCGCCCCGACGCTGGCCGCTGTGGAGAAGTCACTTCCCGCGAGGAGATCCTGCCAGACCGCTGTCGCGATGGCCGCTGCTGAAATGTTATGATCAACTGGCGGTGTAATTGCCCAACCAGTATTGCTCCCAAGATCTAAGACATTATCCGCCGTAAACGTCGCCCCGCCTGATGCTGAAACGTCACTCAAACAACCCCACGTCAAGCTACACGATCCACTCGGCACGGACAATACTGTCTGCCCATTAGGACCATTCGACAGTATAGAGATTGGGGCGGCTGGTGTCCCTATAAAAGTAAACGCAGTGTTGATAGTCGTTGTAGTACCCGGCGGAAACATCAATACCCACCCGGCCCCAACACTTAATGACGAGAATATATTTGCTCCAGTGAAACTAAGTATATTTTTGTTAGTAACCGCATTAAGCGTCAATCCGTTATAAGTCAGGCCACCTCCAATAAAATTCCACCCGCCAACAATGTTAGGGTTCGGTGCGAGAACAACAATATTTGCTGCATTTTTGGTTAGTGTTAATGACGCGGTAACATTCCATACAGAACCGTTGACGCCTAAGTTACCGCCCAGCGTTACTAA